ACTTCTTCTCCGGTCAATATTCTTACACCGTTGTCCAGTTCTTGCCTGGTTGTCGTTAAAGTGGCTTCCGCCTGTTCAATCGCTGGTTGGATTTTTTGCATGAAAGCATCTGCCTTGTCCGCTCCCATTTCGTCTCTGATTCTGTCTGCAAGTTCTAGCATACCTTCTGTCTTCATTGATGCTAGATCTTCCAAGTAACCTGTGACCTTGTCCATCATGTCCTTGGCCGCTAGTATTAATTCTGATTGTTCTTCCACGCCTTCTTTGGTCATTATCTTGCTCACAATCTTTTTCTCATCCTGATCCAGTGCTTGACCTTTGTCTAACTTGGCCTTCGCTGATAATGTTGTTGATGCAACTTTAGTCATTGGGTCTGATGAACCACCATACTCTCCAAGTTTCCTTTCAGAGATTGCGTGGTTGATTATGTCCAACATCATTTGATTTTTTTGATATGCATCGTCCTTTAATTCTTGTCCAAAATGTGTGTTCTGCGTGATTTCGTGTATCTTTGTTCTTACATGATTTGCGTAGTCTTGTAATTCAACTTCGTCTAACTTTGTCAAATCCATGGTCATGTTGAACCTGGATTCAAATTCTTTCAATAATGATTCTGTAGTTACTGGTCTTGTAAGGTCTAAACTCTTCATACTGTGTTTATTTATTATCTAGCCTCCGAACGTGTCATTAAAGATTTGCTGTATTTTGCCTTTACATTCGTCCGCAAGGCGATTTGCCACGTCAAGTCTATCCCAATACACGTCTTCACTTAGGTCATCCTTGTTTTTTTGGGACTCACGGATCATGCGTTTGGCATTTTGAATGTCAAACAGTTGTGATGCGTGTTTGGTGTCCAGATCTACTATGTTTTTGGGTACATTTTTACCGTCGGCTAGGTAGTGTGCAACGAGGATCGCAGTTTGTTTTAGATTGATATCATCGTATAGGATGTTTGCTTCCATCATGTCTGCTATCACGTAGACATACCTAGTACCTGTGTACTTCTTTGGTACGATCGCTATCTTGCCTATCAAAATGCCTTTAGAAAATTGCTTAGGTAGGTGGCGGAATGGCCTGCGGGCCTCTTCTCGTCGTGCGAGGTCCGCCAATTTGTTCTTGAGACCGTAGGCCTCAATCTGTTTTACCAGTTCTGATTTATTTTTTATTGTCATTGCCAACTATCCTAATCTTTCTATTTAAAGCGTATTGGACGTCGGTGTCAAGTTTCTTCCTGACGAATATGGCCTTGTCGGCCAAGCGCTTGGCCCTGTCTTGCTGTGCCAATGGCAATTCACTACTACGGAATGATTCCCTACGGTGTTTGATTATGAACTCCAGGTCTTCTTCGGACACAAAGACTTTTACCCGGGGTGCTATCTGTATGAACATATGTGTTGCTGAATGGTGTGGACTAGCCTGGCATCTTCATCAGGATAACCACCACTGTTGATAGTAAGCCTGCGACCACTGTGCCTGCCGTTGCTATGATTGTCTTGGTTGTTGACTTGTGACTGGTTGACATATCTTCGTTCATCTTGGCCAGTCTCATCTCGATCGCAGAAAGCCTGTCGTGAAGTCCCTTGTACCTTTCGGCACATAGATCCACGTGTGCTTCTAAATTCTGTTTCTCAAGTTCTGTTGTACTCATAAGTCTTATATACTCTCTCAACTCCTGTTTGATCTCTCTGATCTCCGCTCCTAAAGCCTGGAATTGTGCCTGTGTCATTGCCTGTGTAAGCCTTAAAAAGTTTTTAATTTGTGCCTTAAAGTAATGCTATTTATCTAAAGGCCCGGCGTAAGAAAAGTATGTGTTTTTACTCACAGGTGTTGTTGTGTCAAATGTGCTCAATGGAAATGTCACACTCTCTTTGCAGAAAGAAAGTATCGGTACCTGATGGAAGTCATCAACTAGTTGCTCCACTGGGTCCTGCTCGCCACCGTATACTCCGGCCTGCTCTGTGAAAAACTGGAAATGCCACGTGGTCTGTTTGCCTTCGTAGAATGATCCAAACAAGTGGTTTTTGAGGCTCTGTGTCTCTACACGTTTTGGCGGCAGTTCCCAGGTGATGTTACCCCTCATCTGTAACAGTTGTATCATTGTGTTGAAATTATTGTTTTGGTTCCGGGCTATGGCAAGGCTGTGCTTGTCGTGTATCACATCACCAGAGTCGGTCTTGAACGGGAACGGTTGCTTGAGGTTGCCATTGTTGGTTATGTCCACTAGGGTGTGAATTCTGTACTCGTGCATGATGATATTTACGTCACAAAAAAAGGGCGAACCTAATTAAAGATCCGCCCCTTTGGTAATGCAGTCTGCTGACTAGTGGTTATGCTTACGCATCACCCCTTTGGTCGAACATTCCGTAGATGGCATCATCACCTGTTGAGCCTACGCCCTCTGGTAATAATGTTCTCATTTTTACATGAAGTTGTCCAGCGGCTGAGTCACCTGAGATAACTGCTCTGATGTCCGCTTCTAGGTCCGCTTCAGCATCAGCGATCACAGTGGCGTCAACGTCCATGTTAACGTCACCTGCTGAGTCCGCCGCGTTGAACTGTCCCGGTGTTCCTTCACAGATGTACTGGTAAGACGTGATAGACTCATCAGCACTGATTGAAGCCGCCTCGTCCGCATCGTTGTCAGTGGCCTTCGCCGCTAATCTGTAAGATGCCGCTAATAGCGTACCGTTCTTGTTCACAACTTTGGTTGTTTGATCATACACTGAATTTAAAGCCTCTGGTGTGGTCTGAGGTGCGATGTCTTCGTTGTTCCAGATAACTTCGATGAAAGTTAGTCCTTTACCATTGAAAGACTGTCTTCTTGTAAGATCAGTGGATCTGTTTTGTGTGATTGGCATTGTGTGTATCTCCTTTTAATTACTATCCAAACTATGCTATTACGCGTATTTGAAAGTTGTTTTTAGAGTTACAGCAACAGTACCTGAAGTGAAGTCGATCGAATCAACTGTACCTAGGTTGATGATGTCTTCAGTCAATACTTGAGCAATAGTACCTGTCACAGTTCCATCTAACGATGTGAAACTGTTGATAGTGCTTGTCAAGTCACCCTCAAGTAAGAAGTCCTGCTTCGTACCTGTGTCATAAACCGCACCTGCGGCTAAGATGGTGGCTCTGCTTAAGATTGTGTTGTGGATCGCTTCCATTGCCTCTCTTGAAGCATCTGCGTCAACGTCCCAGTCTACAGAAATCATAGTAATTTCCTTACCGATGTTTCTGATACCTTCTCCGATTAATGGAGTTACCGTTCTATTTGGTGATATTGGCATTTTGTTATCCTCCTTTTTTTCTGATTACTAAATGCCGTGATACCGCTCAGGCATCACGTTAAATGTATTTATTGGTAAAGATGGTAAATTATGCTGTAATATTAAGGTTTTAGCCACACTTCGTCACTTTTGGTGCGTTTTTCGTATCGGTAGCCCAAGTCCTTCAGTATCCGCTCAACTCTGTGAACAACACCTGGTCTCTTTTTCCTCTTCATTTCAATATTGATCACAGGTGTGTTTCTCTTCAGCGTCTCGGTTGCCCCTTCTAACAGAGGAACTTCGTGCCCATCCACATCAATTTTAATGAAATCTATATTCTCGATTTTGAAACTGTCGAGAGTGAGACATTCAATATCACCGTCTCCTTGCTCAAGCACTGTTGAATTGAATCCCTGCTGTGCTTTATGTTCGCGGTCTGATAGACCATAAGGGAAGAGTTGAACATTCTTTTGTGTAATATTCTTCAGCCAACACTCTCTAAAATTAGGGTTGGGCTCAAAACAAATAACCTGATTGAATCTTTTTGCTAGGGGTCTCGTCCATTGTCCGATGTTGCTTCCGATGTCCAGACACAGTCTCCATTGTTGAACATATTCCAGCGCCGCATCTCTCTGGGAGGCCTGATCTTCTCCAGCGTCGTGTAGGAATGTGGGTTCCTTGTGTTCTCCGTACAGCACCCAATAACTCCTGTCTTCCATATTACTCCTTGACACACAGAAAGTCGTGATTCCTCGGCGGGAAAGCGTCCAGACACTTGTAACCCCACGACTCCAACAGGTGGACAGCATCCATGTTACCCTTGTTCTGCTCGACCACTATTACAGGCCATGATGATTTTATGGTCCGCTCTGAGCCCTGTATGGCTTTGTACTCGAATCCCTCTACATCATACTTGATGAATCCAACATCAGTGATGTCAAAACTATCCAATGTCCTAACCACTACAGACACATCACCACTTTCTTTGATACGCCCCACGGTATGGCTTGTTGTATATGCTGTTCTTTCAGATTCCCCGATCGCCACCACGTGGTACGTGAACCTGTTGGTATAGCCCACAAATTGGTTAAACTCTTCCCTCTTATCACGGAAATCAAAGCAATAGGTGTGAGTGAAATCTTTTACGAGGGCACGTGCGAAGTATCCTTGCCTGCAACCAACATCAATGGCATTCACGAAGTTTGAGATAGATGGCTTTGCCCAACCGTAGACTTTTTCGCATTCGCTGATAGCCTTATTCTCTATCATCTTTGCACTGCTTACAATTACAGTCTGGACAGTCCAGACATTCGGAACAGGATCTCTCACAGTGCTGTTCACACTCACAGGTCTCACATATGTATTTGATCATGATCTCTCCAGGCACTCGTGGCAATCACAGACCTCATAGTTATCACAGTTATGACATCGCTCTTCATCGCAGTGTGGATCACAGTTGCACCTGTGGCATTTCTTCCTGTCCATTATAACTCCTTGAACTTCTTATGAAGGTCTGTATTAGGTAGTTTTGATTGTAAAATATTTTTAAGTTTTGTTATTGTGTGGATTTTTTCTTTAGGATTTAATTTTGTGAAGTTAGCAACGGCTCTTCTAATATTTTTGTAATTGGCGTCAGTGATGTTGAGAGCTCTTTCTAGCATGGTAAGATTTTTAAAGTGTTCCTCCCAACTTCTCATGTATCTTCTAAGCGCCATTACTGGCACAGGTTGCCTCTGTCTCATGGCCTGGGCTTGATTTTTATTTTTTAGTTTTTTTGTAATTTCTGGATCACCTGAGACTATCGCCAACATGTTGGCGAGATCATTATTGATCATCCTCACTTTATCAAAAGTTCCTTTGGCCATCGTCTGCTCCGAATATTTTTCTGAGAAGGTCCTGTGCTCCTTCATTTGACTCAACAGTGACAAAGCCAAAACACTTAGATATAATTTTTCTGTGATATCTGGGAAAGACAATCTGGAAAGGTCGCTGTGATTCCTAATCACTTTACCCTCAACAACATATTTTACAAACGGCATCAGCATGATAATATTTATTTGTTCAACAGGTGGGCAATTTCCGGAAACAGTGTCTGATAATTAGTACCTCTTCTCCTATCGAGTTCCTTCACATAGACCTTCAAAAGATTCATTAGTGTCTTGCTAGGCGGTGTATTCGCACACTCTTTGACAATACCTTGTAAATTAGATAACTGTGATTCTTTGATCCTGTCGCCTTGTGTGTCGAACAGATTCATTGCTTCAGATAAACCCAGTGGCAGAATGTCTTTGCCAAAGATTGTGGGATTCAGATACGGACGTCCTCCATCGCCTGCTTTCATTCCACTCCAGTATACTGGCCTATAGGTGTTTGACCACTTGTTGATCTTTCTGATCAGATCGGGTAACGTCGGGACAGTGAGGGCTGTGATGGCACTATTAATGCTTGGTGTAATCTTAGTTTCTTTCAAAATGAATTCAAAATTACTTTCAAATTTATTTAGATCCAACCCATTTCTTACATACTCTGCCTGTGGACCCCAACAATCGAGACTGCCTACCACCTGCAGATTGAAGATTTTCTTTTGTTCAACAAGTTTCCACATCCTGTCTAACCATTTTTGTACCTTGGCTGTATCGACAGTGAGATTAGAGAAGATAACAAGGGTCAACAATGGATTCGGTTTGTCTTCTAGTAATCTAATCAATCTGTCGGTTTCTTTCTGCAAGAATGGTTCACCGCCAAGTATCATTATTTTGTTTAGGTCAGAAATGTGTTTATCCAACCAGCGGAATAAAAGTTGTGTGTCTTTTTCAATCCGTGGATTGATTTCAATTTTGCCCGGTATCCATACGTTGTGTTCTTCATAGTTCCAACTTCCCGGTGGCACTTTTTCACTATCTTGATACAAAAATTCACCGTGTATTCTATTTTCGTTATCGATCGTCGAACTGAATTTAGAATTACAATACATGCACTTAAGGTTACAGGTGTTACTGAAATAGATTTCAAGTTGGGTGGGAGTAACATTCACAGCAGATAGATCGTTGCTGAGTTCTTTTGGCGCAGTGACCCCGGGCATGTCTAACTGTGACATCCTGTCAGAATGGCCGCCATTGTCTTCTGTGAGTTTGCAGTGTTCACAACCTCTCCCGGGCCATTTGCCCTGAAGCATTTTTTTCCTGGCCTCGAGCTTTGTTTCAATGTTATGAAATGCCAGTTCTTCGCCAGTGTTATCATATGGATCATGAGTGACCCTGTGACAACTTGCGGTCGTGCCCATTGTCAGGAAAACCGTGGAGTGATTCCATTTCAATTGGCAAGGTAGACCTGTCTTGATTGGGAATGGTTTGGATTTCATTATATGCATATTTAAACCAATAAGTATGACTGTGTCAGATAAAAAAAGTATCAAATGTGTGTTGGCAAAGTGCGGGATAGGTGTGGAAAACGCAGGGCATGTGAAACTTTGTAATGCAAGTATAGACATATTCAAAGATCCAAAAGGCAACCCATACAGACTAGATCAGACCGGACTTCAGGAAATCTGGGACAACACAGTCACTAGGAAAGAAATAAATGAGGCCCTCGATAAAGGTATACGACATGAAAACTGTAGGCTGTGTTGGGACGCAGAAGACAGCGGTGTGAAAAGCATAAGACAGATCACAAATGAGTCTTTTCCTGATGTGGAACCAATAGCACATCAACCCAGGGTGGCTATTTTGAAGCCTGGCAACCTTTGTAACTTTGCCTGCAGGACATGTAACGTGGAGGCCACCAATCAACTTTACGAGATCGATTACAAACTACGTCGGAAACCAAGCGGACTCCTTAAGGACAATGAAACCGTGCGTGCCAACGAAGCCTTGACCTACGCAGATTATGTGAAGACGTTCGACTCACAACGTAAGAGTTTTCACAAGGACAACGACTTTTGGAAAGTGATGGACAGTTGGTCCTCGGGTATCTTGCACTATGCTTTGTTCGGTGGTGAACCGTTCGTGATGAGACCGCTATTCGATATGTTGGATAGGAGTTACAAACAAGGAAATAGTTCCAACCAAGATCTGTATATCAGTACGAATTGTTCTGTTTGGTCGGAAAAATACATAGAGATAATCAAAAGTTTTAAATCGGCAATGATTGGTTTAAGCATTGATGCGATCGGCCAGCAGTTTGACTACATAAGACACCCTGGCAGATGGGAAAGGATAAAAGAAAACATTCTAAAGTTTGTACAATTAAGGAATGAAAATACTAACGTGACATTGAAAGTGAGTGCTACCTGTAATCCATTCAACATTTACTATCTCAATGAGTTGTATGATTTCTTTAACCAGCTCAAAGTGCCTATAGACATTCATTTGATTCAGATACCGGAGTGTTATGATATAAGGATTTTGCCAAAGCCTGTAAAGGAGGAGATAACAAAAAAACATCAGCACAGAGAGGACCTAAGGCACGTGTTGACATTTTTGAATTCTGAAATGAAAGATGCTGAACTTTATCTCAAGGATTTTATATATTTGACCAAAGGTACAGACAAAATAAGGAATGAGAAGTTTGCAGATGTAATGCCCGAGTTCAGCAAAATACTATCAGCAAATGGAATTAGTTTTGTTTAAATTTATTGATTGCAGTAAGATTTCTTCTAGAAAATCCCAGCCTGTCGACTAACTTGACAGCACTGCCTGATTTGTCCACGGCAACGAACCCTTCTGGTTCTGTTACTTCAAGTCCACTATCAGTCTGTTGGAATGATCCTATGGCCTGTGCCTGGTTCATCTTCCTAAGCACGAACGCCTTCATGGTCTGCACCGCCCTGTAGAAGGTCAGCATGGCCTGTAATGGTTTCTTAGCCCTGTTAAGGAATACAGGCATCTGTTTGATTTTTTCCTGTCTCAGTTGTAATGCCCTCTGTGCCTTGAGGCCAGATATCTGTTGTTGCATTCTATCAATGTAGAACTTCCGGAAGCCTTGTAGGAACTTATTGGCATCATTGGGCAGTTGTCCTTCCCTAACCATTGCGTTGATGTACATCTGGAACATGGGCACGAAGTCTTGGTTCTGACCCAGTACACTGGATAGGTTACGTGGCACGTTGTTGAGCAGTGCCTCAAGTTTCTCAATACCGTTATAGAACTGTTTAGTCTCTGTGTCCGTGAACTTGGCCGACCCTGAAACGTCCTTGTAAGTGGCGTTGTCAAAGAAGACATCCGGCGATCGGGTGAACGGGTCAACGTCTGCTCCGGCCTGTGCATTCATGTCTGCCAGCGAGTCTCCAACGTAGGTGGTGTGAAAGATAATTCCCACCTTTGCCCGGTCTATCTTGGCACCCAGGTCACTTTGTTCTGGTACCGCGTATGTGATAGTGTTGGGTGTGAATGTGATATTGGGCTTGCCGTCTATGTTCTTACGGGTGATATCCTCGTCAGTGAATAATAGGTCTCCTTGATACACTCCTGTCATGTCTAGTTTCTTGAGGTGTACCAAGCACTTTAATAATTTTTGTCCTAACTCGTCAGTGCCGTGATTGTTTGCTATGTCTTGCTTGGTGTAGTTCACTTTGGCCGCCTTGGCGAACACCGACTTGGTACCAACGAAGAATTTTCCGTTGTCAGGGTTGATGCCACAAACCACAGCAGGTGCCCCGTCCCATTTGACTGATACTTTGACCGCTTCTGATGATGTGCCTTTGAGTGTTAACAACAATCCCCTGAAGAATTCTACTACCGCTACTCCACCTTCATAGCCGTCTGTGATCACAATATCCTCGATGTGTTCTAAATGTGTCCTCTTGAATTCGGTAAGGACGTCTTCTATCAGCATGGGATTAATCCTCTTGGTACTCGCCGTCTATGGTTTTAAGGACGTTCTGTTTGATGTCCTTGTTCTCTTTTATACGGGCAACACCTTTGCTGAACTTTGATGCGTCCATGGTCTTAAGTGCCGAGTTGAATTTCTTTTCAAGTTTATATGCTGTGTCCTGGTCAAAATTTTCTCTGATGTAATGCATCAATCTAATTGCTGATTCAAGTATGTGTGACGCTCTGCTCTCTACCACCTCTTCCTTGTCTCTTCTGAGAGGCATTGAGCTTAATTCTTCTAATAAACTTCGTGTTTTTTTCTGCATTTCAAAGTTATTTAACTCTTATTGTAGCATAATTTAAGTAAAAGTCTATTGCAAAATTGCATTATCTCTTAGATATTTCACAATATATGTTTCGAGACCAAGATATTCTTTTGGTTTGTGATGTTCGTTGAAAGGTTCTCCTGGCTTGCCACCTTTAAGACCATGCATGAATCTGTTCCCACAGAAACTAAACAGGTCAATGATTCTGTTATTGGCCTTAATAATTTTTATCTTGTTTGTGTGAGGATGTTCATAGATCAAGTCTTCATTGAAATCGTTACACATATCAAACATCAGATATGGTATCTTCCTGTCATTCAAGAATGCACACAAACTGATAATTTCCGTGAAGACTTTGTCCACATAACCGATAGTGGAATGTACAAGTGTATGATACTGTTTGTAGAACGAAGACAATAATTTCTCATCAACCTCCATTATAATATTTCTTCGTGGATCATGAGCATCTGGTGGTAATTTACCGTTCTCCTGTACAGGAACCCAATTTCCATCAATGTCGTCCCATTTGTCACAGTGAGCTGTGGGCATTTCAATCCTGGCAACATATGTAATAGGAATGATGACAAAGTCGGGATCACCGTTCTGTGCTATCCATTCAACAGTGCTTCTCAGGGTACGTTGAAAACCAGTTGCGACCTTTGAGATATTTACGTGCGAATCACAACCTAGGTCAGTAATGAAAGTATCCGATGGTGTCCAACATTTACCAAAACTGCAACCATTTACCAATAATGTTTTTTCCATACACATATATATGTTTAATGAGAATGACGAAACAACAAAAAAGCAGATTGTATTCTTATCATGATCAGGACCTAGATGACGAGGACTTTTGGCCAATAATGGGAGTGCTCCTAACAATTCTACTGTTGTGGACAGCACTGGTGCATTTGCTAGACTACCTGACTTTAGATAGCATTCCGTGGTGGGCGGAACCATTCACCATAGCACCACTTATATTTTTATTGATCATGAAGGAGATCTATGACTCAATCAATCCGGTGCACTGGTGGCCCATGTTCTGGGGGTACCGATGCCCATTATCTGACAATGAACACATAACCATAAGACCCTTGGATGGTGAGGATTTGATTAAACGATATGGTGGAAGGATGAACGTGTTTATAATAGACAACGAGAACATTAAGTTCCGTCGCAAGAAAGATGCCGTGATGTTTGGATTGACACGATCTACTTTCTGATAGATTCTCTTATTTTATTTTCGTATACTTGCCAAATAAGTTTAGGATTGAGATGATGATCATAAGGATCAGTGTTCTTCCATTTCTCATCTATCAGTCCGGTGGTTTTGTCCATTGTTTCAGTTGTAATATCTACCCAGATGTACCCTTGTTCTCTACAAATTTCTGATAAACTTTGATTATAGTACACAGTCAATTTAGTCCTTTGATCGAGTGATGCTTCTACTTCCGATCTCGCACCCTTCAAGAAACGTTTATTGGTATTGTCTAATATAGTCGGCAAGGGGGCGGAGAGCACGATAGTATGCTCCGGGGAGTAGTATTTCATGACGGTATTGGTTAGAAACTTTTTATAGTTGTGTAATGAGGCCTCCAACTGCGCTTCGATCGGAATACATTGCCTTTTTGAACGCACCCAAATAACGAACCCGCAATCGACTTCGCCTAGTTGTGTACACACATATTGATTTTGCTGATGTCTCTTAAGATTATCTTCAAATATCGTCAGGGCATTGGTCACGGAACTGAGTTTGATCGATCCATATGCCGTTGCTCCACCAACTGCCACAACGGTGTACTCTAAATCACTTTTTGCTTGTAAGAAACAATTTGCATGGCTATCACCCAGCACAAGTATCTTTGTCATAATAAAATATTTAATTTGATTTATTTTCTAGCAGGTTTGAACACAGTGCCGTTGATCTTTTCGTACAGTCGCAACTTGTCAGATAACTCTTTTACTATCTGTTGGTAATCCGCTATCTGCACCTCGAGGTTGCCAACTTGTACTTTCAAGATTCTGATTTCGTCTTGAAGGTCTA